AATCACTTGAAAAATAAATTTAATAAAAAAAAAAAAAACGATTTAGGCGATTTTTATGTTATCATTATATAGAGATGCAAAATCGCAAAAAGTCGCAAAAAAAATATCACTGCAAAAAGTGTGACTATACTTCTAAGAACAAATATGATTTTACTAAACATTTATCCACTGCAAAACACAAAATGGTAACTAATGGTAATTTAAATGGTAATTTAAATGGTAACAAAATGGTAACCTGTATTAGTTGTGAAACTTGTGGGAGGGTATATAAGTTTAAGAGCGGATTATCTAGACACAAAAAAATATGTGTAGGAAATAATGAGTCCATTGTGTTGAACACAACCGCATTAAAAATTGCAAAAGCATCAATCGATGGAAATGACGCGGCTGCTATTAATTTATTGGCCCAGGCCTTAAGCAAACAAGGGGATTTGATAGAGAAATTAATTGACCAACAAAATGAGATGATTCCAAAACTGGGAAATAATAATAACAATAAGATTTCTATTAATGTATTTCTGAATGAACATTGTAAAAATGCTATGAATTTGACGGATTTTGTAGATAATATCAAGGTATCCATTCAAGATTTAGAATATACAAATCAACACGGCTATGAAAAAGGAATCAGTAATATATTTACAAAACATCTTACCGATATGGCAGTAACAGAACGTCCTATTCATTGTTCAGATAAAAAACGATTGCAATTCTATATAAAGGACTCTGATAAATGGGAAAAAGATAAAACACACGAAAAATTAGATAAAACAATAGACGATATTACCAGAAAACAGTTTTCCCATATAAAGGAATGGGAAAAGGAAAATCCCGACTATTTGTCAAATGATGGAAAATGCAAAATTTGGCAAACCATGGTTAAAAATATGGGGTGTGGTGAAAATGAAAACAAAACACACACCAACATCAAAAAAAGTATTTCTGAAAATGTTACGGTTAAAGAATTAATCAAGAACGATCAAGATAATCTTTAATTCTTCGTTTCCCTTGAACAGTTAATCGAAGACATAAATTTCGAAATGCATTATTATCATTTATATTAGGCCTTTCATAACGCGGTTCTCCGCCTTTATTTTCAGCTATTAGATGTTCCATTTTTGTAGCATTGTGCGGTAAATATACATAATTTATCCAATCATCACACCACCAATTTTTAATCTGCGGAGGAAAATAAAATCCAAATATTTCCCAATGTTTTCTTGACACCAAGGTTTGTGTTAATATTTGATAATTGGGTGGATTTATCGGTCCGCAAACACCCATATCATTTTGTTTTTTTAATTGTTCAATACATTCTGATAGCCAGTCTATATTTTGAAACATAATATCATCACCACATTGATAAAAATAATCATTCCCATCTTCATATGATAATCTAAATAAATAATTCCACATTTGTGTTAAATATCCTTTTGAAATGTGACCATCAGAAATAAATTTAATTGTCGCCTTCTCTCCAATTAAGGATATAAACTTGTTTTTTTCTATTGTTTTCATATATATGGGGTCATTTGCATCTACATTTATATAAATCGTATATTGAATATCATCACTTACTGTGTGAATAAAACTTTGACCAAATATTTTATATAAATAGGTATCCTCCATTTTTCTCCAAGGTCTTTTTATAGTTGTAGACGGAATTAAAAAGGCAACTTTCATTTATTCTATTAATATATATATATATTTTTAACTATTAATAGAATTTATCATCTTCTCCTTTTGGATTTTCTTCTCTTTATTTTTCTAGTTTTTCGGCGTTTTCCGCGTTTTCTCCGAGTTTTGCGTTTTCCTCAAGCTTTTTTAAAAAAAGTTTAAATTTAATATAATTTTTTGTAATATAGGATATCAAATTTTTTTTTGATAGATTACTATTATTCATATATAATTGAAATAATATAAAAAATTGAAATTATATATAAAAATATAGGATTTATATATGATATGTACTTGAGAAGGTTTTCTACTATGTCGAGACGACCCATAACTATATCCACTAGTGCTTGGGATAAAATGACACATATTTTGGAAAAAAGCAATGAATATGCTTTTGTATTTTTCGCAACAGGTGGCGGATGTAACGGGTTTAATTATAAGCTTGAATCTATTGGCGAGAAAAAATTCGATAATTTAACCGCGGAAGAACCTTCGCCTATTATAGTTACAAATTCTAATACACAGGTGGTAATTGAACCAATGTCCGAGATGTTACTGTTAGGAACAACTATTGATTTTATAGAAGAAGACTACAGTGAAAATATATTTGAGAGTAGATTTATTTTCACACCTGAAAAGGACTTTGCCACATCTTGTGGTTGCGGCATTTCATTCTCTCCGAAGTAAGTTAATAAGGTCTTGATTTAACGTTAGGTAAAGCCATATAATTTAATTCATTTGCAGTTGACTCCCTACCCAACACATCGTTTCTTTTGGGGAATCTTCCAAATTGTTCAATCGTCAGTTTATGACCCAGAACGTGTGTTTGCATTTGGTCTAACATTTTCAAATCTTTATCCGCTTGCGTTAATACAGGTTTTACTCCTGACATGAAATCGTCCGTTACTGGTGGGGACAATAAGTGATATCTGCTCCCTTTTTTGGCGTCATAACCACTGTTACCAAAACCACCACACTGGACACGGACGTATAACTCACGATGTTTATTAAATATTTTTTCACCTTTCTTTTGATATTTAAGCGATTCGGTGTGCATATATGGCATAAAAGCAAACATAAATTCGTAACCTACTAATTGGTGTCTATATAAATCGAATCCTAATTTAGTAAATATCATCGTTGAAACATCATTCTTAAATGCGTCACCATATCCTCTGTAAATGTGTCGCGAAAATTGGTCCGTTAAAATAATATGCGCGACGAAGCTGTCTTTGGTTGATAACCAACCGAATCCACCGCCATTTTCTGCTTCTTTTAATAAATCACCAAATTTTTCTTTGATTTCCTCGTCATACTCGCTGCTTTTCATAAACCATTTGTCAAAGTCGGCCGAACCGTTTTTTGGGAACCAGTAATTTAAGATGTCCTTTGCTCTTGAAATATTCATTATATATATATTAATATGAATTTATTATTATATACTTTATTATAACATATATATTGAATAATTAAAATATGTAACTATAATATAACATGGTGCGCAAAAATTTAAACAAAACTGGCGGAAGACGCGGGAGAAAAACTCACATGAGAAAAACTCGCGGGAGAAAAACTCACATGAGAAAAACTCGCGGGAGAAAAACTCACATGAGAAAAACTCGCGGGAGAAAAACTCACATGAGAAAAACTCGCGGGAGAAAAACTCACGGGAGAAAAACTCGCGGGAGAAAAACTCACGGGAGAAAAACTCACATGAGAAAAACTCACATGAGAAAAACTCACATGAGAAAAACTCGCGGGAGAAAACGACACAGAAGACACAGAATGAAAGGAGGCGGATGAGGTCCACTCAAATCTGAATAAATCTTTAAATACTTTAAATCATATGACGAGTTCCTGCTTAAATTTATCTGCAAGAAATCCGAGAAACTAAGTATTTTATTTTCAAACATAAAGTTAATATGCTATTAACTTTATGAATTGGGTATGCTATATTATTGAAAACAGAGGATATACATATGTGGGTGTTTCTAATAATGCGGTGAATAGACTGCGAGCGCATAACGGAGAGATAAAAGGCGGTGCCAAATATACCACAAGCAAGGGTTCTGGTTGGAAACACATTTGTATAATTAGTGGATTCCCAACAAAAATAGAATCGATGCAATTTGAATGGGCATTAAAACATGTGCCTCCGCGGAATGCTGGAGGCATTGTCAACAGAATTAAAAAATTATTTGTTTTATGCAACAAAGAACAATGGACAAGCAAATCTCCTCTCGCGGAAACAATGCCTTTGACGATTGAATGGGTCAATACTTTATATAAACCTGAAAATAATACATTACCGGTTTATATCAAAGAAGAATAGAATAAGTTATGCCCAATATTTGTTTTCTTATTTTTTATTTACTTTTTTCTTTTTCGGCGCATTGGCTTTACTCTTTTTGAATGCCTCCTTAATTGATTGTTTTTCAGCCTTTGCCTTCAACTTTGCTTCATATCCGGGTCTTCTCTTCTCCCACTTATTTAAACTCCTATATTTTTCGGCTCCGGCAGAATGTCTTAAGGTATATATACTACTTTTCTTCCATTCCGCTCCAACGGCTTTTTCACTCATAATATACACATCCCCGCAATTAAGGATAACATCAATTGGTTCGCCCACTGGCATACCAGCCTTAAACCATTGCCAACGCATCGGATAGTTGTTACATCCTATACTAATGCATATAACAACTACTCGCTCAGTATCGCCATGAAACCCAATTCCCGTTTTTTTAAGGTTATAATACCGGTTACCTTCTACTACATTAATCTCTACTTTAGTCTCACTGCCAATCTCTATCAATCCTGTCGCGATTTGCTCCTTCAACTTTTCAACTCCACTGTTCAATGATTCCATTTTTTTCAGGTCATATATCGTTCCCTTACCCTCGTAAACAGCTGGTTCTTGTTCTCTATCAGCAACAAAGCATAGGTTTGTTCTGGCTAGTTTATTTAATCTTTTTCCTCGTACCCTAACTTCCTGACCGTCCACAATTTCGGTCCTATATTTATTCGGGTCCAAATACTCAGCATCCCACTGTCTAGAGGCTAATTCCCTATAAACTTGCTTAGTCCAATCCTGGCCACACCAAACTCCTGCCCAATCCCTTAATAACAAGACCCGAGCTTGGTCTTCTTTTGGTAAAGAAACAATTTTTAGGTCTAAACTCGATGCGTTAAGGTCTAGAACCTCGACAGGATTACTGTTTTCGCGCCACAACCACCAGTGAAAATATGTGCCCAACCCATTGATATCTTCAGCCGTAAAGCCCTCGCCATTAATCGGCAACCGCCCTATTATCTCCATACCCCTATTATTTTCTCCTCCAGGCGCGCAAGTCAGGGAAAACCGCTCGGTTTCCATTAATTTCTCGATTTCGGCATCACTCATATCCCAATAACTTTTCTGATCTTTTGTCTTAACATCATATATTAACGTGCTCGTCATATTATCTGCTTTAGGGTTTGGTGTTTGTCCTGATGACATGTTGAATAATCCCCCATCATTTATATATAATTTTATTCAATTTATCTTGTTGAAAAGTTTCGTATAATACTCCTTTTGGTGTATGGAATATATTGGCTTTTCCTGGATAAGCAACCTCGAGGTCTTTTAAAATATGAAGTTCATCATCAAAGAAATAAAAATCTGTTACTTTTCTACCGGCAAAAATAGCATCCACATGATTCCTTTTAAAATCGGGTGTTGGATAAATCTGCATATTATTAAAAACAATATTTGGAAATAAATCTTTTAAATATTTTTTACAAATTTCAGGTTCTGAACTTCGAGAGCCCACATTCAGTTCATGTCCTAATTCTTGTAAATGTGTTAACATATAATGTCTTTCTTTTGGAACATAATCATAAATATTGTCGTTATTTATAAATTTATCCTCTTCAATAGTGCAATCCCACATAGTTAAATCTAAATCAAAGATGAAAACGGATGGTATTGGAATTTGATTGACCCATCGTCGAAATATGTTGGCTCTAAATCTATTCATTATTATTTATAAAGATAATATATATAATGGAATTGAATTTAATACATTATAAAAAATTGAACATAGTTAATATTTGGTAATATCATTCAACTCAGAAATTAATGAATATAATTTGGATAATAATTGTATGTATTATTTTATGTATAATAGGATGGGGTTCATTAATAATATCGTGTCATAGAGAAAAGAAAGATGGACCCGCCTTGCTTGAAGTGTAATATTGAAATGAAAAAATTGAACGTGTTAATTGATTATTAAATAATGGCAATCAACACTCAGAAATTAGCATTATGTCAACTTTTAACCACACTCAAATCGCCCCTCTTATCAAGAAACTAGAAGAGGCAAAAACAAAAAGCAAAACCGAAGAGCATGCAGCTCTCAAGTTGAAGCTTCGTAATAAGCTGCAAGAGCAAAGCAGACATGAAAAAAATCAATTTTCTTGGCATTCCCCCGCGTCAACGCGACGAGGTGAGGATCGTCGCCACATGGGTGAGAGTCCATGGATGGACACAAGTGGTAATGATGCTCTTATGCTGGCTGCAAGACGCGGTTTAATTCGTGAACATATTGCAAAGGTAGCTATTATGAAGCAGATGGAGATGGAAGATATCCCCACCTTTGCGGATGTGTGGCAGAATTATTTGGAGAGAAAATCTTCAAATTATTCACACAAAACTCATTCCACAACTAGTAGTTGTGGTTGCGGTTCCAGCCATTAGTTCGTAAACCACCAACCCAGTAATGATGAGCACTGTTTGGTCTGACCCGCCTAATACCCGCGGGTGGTCGTTCGGTTACTTCAACCGCCAATTCTACGAGAGTTTCTTCTTTAATATTATCTTCTATTTTAGTTACTAATTTTTTAATTTTTTTACATATTTTTTTTTGTTGTTCAGCGATTACAAAGTTCATTACTTTAAATACAAATTATTATTTAAATACTAAATTGTAATTTTAATTTAACAACAATTACTCGAGGTTGAATACATGGTTACTATTTCAGGATGCACCGTCACCACATCTTTTAATGGTCGAGCGAGTATTTCTTTACATATTATATTAAAAATTTCTGCCACATTATGTCCGGTTTTTGCAGAAGACTCTATGTGAATCAAATTATGTGCTCTTGCATACTCTTTAACTTCGTTCACATCTATAGTGCGTGTTTCATTTAAATCGAATTTGTTTCCTACTAGAATAATAACACAATCAGATTTGTTTTTTTGTAATTCTACAATCCAACTTTTAGCCCCGACCAGAGTATATTGTTGTGTAATATCATACACGACAATGGCTGCTTTTGCACTGCGATAATACATTGGGGCCAAACTTCGATATCTTTCTTGACCGGCAGTATCCCATATTTCTAATTTTATTTTTTTTCCTTGATAATCAATATTTTTTGCTAAAAACGCAGCACCAATGGTTGGTTCTTCAAATTCAGTATATTTATTTCTTGCAAAACGAACCGCTAAACAAGATTTTCCAACTGCGGTATCTCCCAAAAACACAACTTTCCAATTAAACCCGCTCCTGCTCATTAATACTTATATATTAAATTAAGAAAATTTATTGGGGCGCGGATTTAAATCTTCAAGGGTGTAATATATTAAATAAATAATGTAAATTAATTATACTATGTTATGGTTTGTATGGTTATTTTTTTTGTTTTCCTCAACATACTCGTTATCTTATTTAGACAACAATCATTCGTCATTCTCATGGGTAGACATTCCATTAGAGAGCGTTCTTAATGAAAATACGTATCCTTATAAAGGCATTGGCTGCACAACCTACATCGATGATGATATATATTTTATTTCCTCCACGAACCCAACTGGATACACACACAACCAACAATACTGTCAGAGAAGCGATAAATATGTCGAAATTCTTAAATATAATTTTTCTAATAGCAATTTCACAAATCGGTTAGTTATGGGTGATAGTTCAAATAAATATCCCACGGCAACAGGTGGGAAAGGCAGCGATAATATAGTTACGTGCGGTGTTCACGCCAAATATAATTTATTGTATTATATGTCGTCAAATATACATAATTGTAACAGCAATCATAATTATGACAGCTCCATTGTCAGAATTAATTTAACAGATTTCTCTTTTTTAGATAGGACTATACTAAAAAATATAAAAGATGTACCCCCCTTTTCACAATATGATTGGAGCGAATATAAATATATTAATAGTCCCACCACACTAAATATGATAAATGATTATATATGGTTAGGGTTTGGCACAGTATATACTGGAGTTTGGAAGCTGCATGCGAACGAAACGAGTATTACTCTTGAAGAATCCTTTCAAAAAACATATAAAAAGGTTGACGATAAAATGATGATGGATGGTGCAACGAATTCTTATGATACCACTATTCGAGAATTAAAGTATTCTTTTGTTAGAGAAGATACCACCCAAATTCATTTTTTGGAGGACACCGGCTACAGTGATGCTCAATTAATGATTATTAATTACAGCAAACCCATAGATAGGAATAATAGCAGATTAGTTACCCTGGATGGAATTAATTATGTTAGTGATATAAAATATGATGCTCATTCAAAAAAAATATATATTGTTGCAGGTACGTTGTCCAGTGAATTGTACCAATATGATTTAAATTTTAATAAATTAAAGATAAGCGAAGGGTGTAATGTCGATTTTTTAAAATTTCCCACAGAATGGGGCGTTATTACGAATATTAATATAGACCCTCAAACTGGCTTTATTTATGCCCCCATATCTTCTAGATGGGGGAATAATGGTTTGGTTAGCATTAATCAAAAGGATTTGAATATCAATAAAAATTCTCAACTAATGTTCGCAGAATACATACAGCCTAATATAAATTACAACCCGTTTTACCAATGGTATAATAATATGAATATTACAACTATGATGTTACACAAAGGTGTATTAATTGTTAGCTCAAATCACAACTCCTACTATACAAAAATAGCATTTGTTAATTTAAACGGTTGTGCATTGGGTAAAGGTATAACTTCTAATAAATGTTCGTCGTGTGAAACTGGTAAGTTTTCAAATAAAATCGGTGGTAAATGTGAATCCTGTCATCCCGGATATGCGACGGGCATTTCAGGAAGTATTAATTGCGTAAAATGTTCTCCAGGGAAATTTACAAATGGGAATAGCGCTGTTTCGTGTATTAACTGTCCAAATGGTTTTTATACAAGCAACGAAGGCGCTTCGAAATGTCAGAGTTGTATAAACGGTACTTATTCTATCACATTGGGTTCAAATACACGTGAAAATTGTTTTATCTGTCCATCGGGAAAAATTAGTGGCGGAGGAAGCCAATCATGCACATTTTGTCCCGAAGGAAAATGGTCTAGCCAGCAAAAAACGTGTGTTAATTGTCCAAATGGTAAATATAGTTTTTCTATTGGATTAAAATCGGCAGAAGAATGTTTGCTTTGTCCCATAGGTAAATATAGTGATATACCTGGTATAATCTATGAACGCCATTGCAAAGAATGTGCGTCCGGTTATATAGGTGTGGTACAGGGTGCATCATCGAACATATCTTGCTTGCCGTGTGAAAAGGGTAAATTCAGAGAAAATATACAATCATGTGCTCATTGTGAGGATGGTTCTGTAGCAAAGCAGTCGAAAGACCAATGCGCTTCATGCCCAAGAGGGAAGGTTTCTGATAGTTATAAAATTACTTGCGTTGATTGTCCAAAAGGAAAATTCAATGATGTCCCAAAATCATATACCATATCGAGGTGTAAAAATTGTGTAACCGGTCGATATTCAAATATAACAGGATTAATAAATTCGGATGATTGTATTAAATGTCCTTCAGGTAAAGCTAATTTAGATGTCGGGGCATCATCTCTTATTGATTGTAAGTTATGTGCGGTTGGTAAGTATCGAAATTATGATATGGGTATAAAATGTGTTGTATGTGAAACTGGAAAATATTCTTTTATTGGGTCAGATAAATGCGATTACTGTTCTCCTGGTAAATACGCATTTATAATCGATGATATCCCGACTCATTGCGAAGAGTGTCCTGCCGGCAAGTTTTTACCAGATAATGGCGGGTATTTAATTAATAGCTGCAAAGATTGTCCTGTGGGAAGTTGGAGTAAAACCATTGCGTCAGATTCGAAAAACAATTGCGTGTATTGTCAACCAGGAAAATATAGCGAGGTGGCTGGAGCAATCGAGCAAGAAACTTGCACAGTTTGTCCAGCGGGTCAATATAATCCTGACAATGGATCTAGTAATGCAAATGATTGCAAACCTTGTCCAACAGGAAGCATATCATCCTCGGGACAGCATAAGTGTTCGCCGTGTATACCGGGAAAATATTCTGAGTTAATGGGGTCCACAGAGTGCAAATTTTGTCTTGCTGGAAAAATAGCACCAAAGGAATCTAGTTTGGCTTGTTCTGATTGTCCAGCTCTATCAGAAAACAATGCAGAAAAAACTATATGTTCGTGTATTTCTGACACATATAATAATAATGGTAATATAACAAATTGTATAACCTGTCCAGAAAAATTCACATGTGTAAAAGGAACAACAATTGATAATATGGTGATAAATCCCCATTTTTGGAGAGAATCCGCTAATACATTGAATACCTATAAATGTAAAAATATCCACGCTTGTAAAGGTGGTATAATAATTAATTCTACAGATGATATATGTCATCCAGGGCACAAAGGTCCCATATGCGATGTATGTGAAAAAGGGTGGTCTAAGGATGATGGAGTATGTTTAAAATGTCCTGAAAATATTGGAAGGACTATGAGCTTAACGATAGTTATTCCTGTTATTTGTATCTTAATTATTATATTTTTGATTAAAACGGCAAATCCAGCCAATAATAAAAAGGAAGAAGTCAATGGGGTTGTCAAAATTTTTATGAATTATGCTCAGGTTTTTTCTCTAGCAAGTTCATTTCAAATTAATTGGCCGACATTAATTAAATACTTATTTGAAAGAGCCAAGGAATTTTCGTCTCCCAGAGTTAGTTTTTATTCTTCTGACTGCGCCATTGGATGGACTTATTACGATAAATTTATTGTGTATTTAGCTCTACCGATGGTGTATATATTAGTAGCAACGATGGTAATATTTATTGTCTCGTTATGTTATTGTAAAAAAAAGAGAAGAAAATTAGCAGGTATGTCGGAATCGCATAAAAAAATATATATTGACGAATCACCATCTTGTATGACTTTTTTCATAGCTTGGGAAAAAACGGCAGTAGTGGTGGGGACATTTCTTAGTTGGCCAACCATAGTCGAAAAAACATTAGAAATTATGAATTGTTCAAAAATAGGAGATAAATATTATCTAGTAAAAGACGTATCTGTTTTGTGTTATACAAATAAACATTACAACTATTTAATTGTTGGGTATATGGGATTAATATTGTATGGTGTTGGTATTCCTTTGCTCGGATTTCGGTTACTGTATAAATATAGATTCCGTCTTTATGATATGCAAAATAGGTATGACGGATCAACACCATTGTCATTTTTGTTCTTGGGTTATCGGGAAAAACGATGGTATTATGAGTTTATTATTATGGGTAAAAAAGCTGGATTAATTTTGTTATCCGTTTTTCTTAGAAACCATCCGCGCTATCAGATAATCGGTGCCAGTTTATTAGTTCAAATATCATTTTTTGTTCATGTTTTTTTAAGACCATATGATACAATCACCAGTTATGGAATGATATGTAATAAATTAGAAAGTGTGAGTTTATTATCACTAGTTATGACACTCAGCACAGGTTTATTTTTTGGGACAATAGACTCGGGATATAATTTGGGGTTTTTTGAGGATGTTTTAATTGTTCTTCTCTTAGCTTCAAATGGTTTTATTTGTTTGTACTTTTTTATTTATTTTGTAACCCTTACTTTTAAATCTATAAAAACACATTTCCGTGAATTCATAGTTGAGAAAGTAACAGATGACAATACACCATGTCTGTTCAGATGTTGTTCTAAAAAAAATATTATCCGCGTTCGTGATTGGGGAGGTCTTGAAATGACAGAAGACTATGGAATCCATCTGAAAAACCAAGTCGAAAAGGAGATTTTTACTAATTATTTTAAAGAAAAGCAAAATAAATTGGGTGCTTTAAATGACAAAATAGATAATATCAAACACCGAAGGGTGTCTATTAAATTGGATAAGCTTCGGTCACAAATCCAAGTTATGGAGAAAGAAAGATGTTGGCAAACCATTCAAAATAATAGATTGTATGCCGAACTTAAGAAAACGGTAATGATAAATAAAACAGTTCTTGGGGATGAAGATCTTAAAAAATTAAATGATGTATTTAAATTGTATGTGGAGCACGGCATCAATTATAACGAAAAAATTAACGGATTATATATGGGAGAATTACAGGATATGATTGTGCACCCAGAAGAAATGGAAAATATTATTATTTATACGAGTTCAGGAGTAAAAATAGATACAGACGAGGAAAGAAATGTTGTAGTTATTTAATTACCAACAAATAATGTTCCAATATAATGTGTGGTCAAGGTTGAAGCTGCAGCAAATATAGCAATTGTAAATAATAATTTTAAAGCTTCTTTTATCGTTGGAAAATGAAGTAATGAAATATTACCAGTTTTACCAATATTATATTGCAGCATAGATTCTATAGTGAAAAAAAATATTGTTATTAAAGTTGAGATTATTTCCTTTGCGTTTAATAAATTATCCATATATATATATATAAATTTTCAGGATATTTTCAACACTGGTCATATATAATACAAGAAACATCGGTTAAAATTAAAAAGGGGGTTACGGGGGAAATTTTCCCCCGAGGACAAGAGAGAAGAAAGTTATTAAAAAAATTGAAAAGTTTATTTTCGTATATGTGATAGGCATAAATCGATATAGTGTTATAAATCAATAAAAATGTCAAGTATTACGATGTCAGCAGCGGTGGAGCGTGGTATGCGTTCAGCTTCAGTGGAGTTCGCCAGGGAGGTGATAGGGCAATTGTCTAGCGAAGGCGTGCTTAAATGCTCACTGGATGATGCTATCAAAATGTTCGATTTTGATAGTGTAGCAGTAGTGTCATCTCGTTCAAAAGCGTCGAAAAAGCGCGAGATTGTGAAGACCAACAGCGCGAAGAAAGCGTCAAAAATCACAGCGAAACCAACAGTGATTTTGCCGTTCTGCGGGCACATCGAGCGGGAGTGGTGCGAGGGTGTAAAATTAAATTTTGGATTGCACACACAGTGCACAATGGGGCGTTGCGGCGAAGACACCTACTGCAAAACTTGCCGAAAACATGCGGACAACAGCGCGACAGGAAAGCCTCCATACGGGGACATCAACGATCGTGCGAAGTTCGATGTGGACTACCGCGACCCCAAGGGAAAGCTGACCTTGCCATACGCAAACGTAGCGGAAAAACAGGGCATCAGCATGGAGGCAGCGGTCGCCGCCGCAGCGACGATGGGGTGGACCATCCCAGCAGCACAGCTG